GGGTGCTTCAAGTACCGATGCTGTCACGAACACCGCCACTGGTTTCACCTCACCGATCCAGTGCACCGAGACGGCTGGTGGGACTCAGCTTGAGTGGTACACGAAGCAGCTCCAGGCGCTCACGTTGAGCGGCGCGGTGCGTGTGATTGCGCGGGTGCTCGGGTCGAACTCGTCGATCGCCCAAGCGATCCGGTGCGAGCTCGCGGTCTGCGATTCTGACGGCACGAACCCCACCCTGTGGGGTGAGGGAATCAACTACTCGACGGATGCAGCCGCCAACATCGGCACCTCAGAGGCATCTTTCCTGTTCCTCGTTGCTGGCAATGACGTGTCGGTGTCCGACGGTCAGCGAATCCGCATCCGGTTCTACATCGATGACGGAATCGCCGCTCTGGTGACAGGTCGCACGATCACGTTGAAGTACAACGGGGCAGATGGCGGGAACGGCGGGACAAAGCTCACGTTCTCGCAAACACTTACCGAGTTCACCGGGGGTGGCGGGTTCACCCCAGTAGATCCGATGGGACAGGCGGGCATGTTCGGCATCTAGGAGGCGGCGTGGCGTTTCCAACCCCCCAAGCCGTCGCCCGGATGTTCCCGGACTCAGCGACCATTGAGAGACCGACGTCGTCGTTCGACAGCGAAGGCTCCCAAGAGCAGACCTGGGACGTCGTCGCATCAGACGTACCCGCGCAGCTCTCCGATCCGTCCGTGAACGTGGCCCCTGAGTCGGAGGTCCGCTCACCCGAGGGGACGTTCGTCCTTCGCGAGCAGCAGTTGTTCCTCCTCGGGGATGTGGACGTCCAGGAGGCTGATCGGGTGACGATCGACGGTCACATCTACGACGTCCGCTCGGCTAGCGAGCACTCCTACCGGGAGGTCTACACGTCCTGCCGGGTGGAACTCCGAACGGGTGAGGAGGTCGCATGAACGAGGGATTCGTCCGAATCACCAACGAGCGCGTCGATGACGGGAAGTACGTCGTGGACGTTCGGCTTGCGCCGCTGTGGTGGCTCCGGCCCTCGTTCTGGCGGTGCGTCCTTCGTCAGCGGAAGAAGCCGTGATCACCTTCTCGGTTGAGGGGCTCGCGCAGGCGCTTACCCGCTTCGCGGCCCTCCAGGCGGGCGCCAAGGCCGCCGAGAAGGTCATCTCCCAGGCCGAGGCCGAAGAGGTCCTGGAACGGGCTCAGGACCGCGTTCCGGTCCTCACAGGGGCGCTCAAGGGTTCCCTGAAGATCAAGGAGGACCCCGCGGGCGGTTACTTCGTCGGGTCCGAGGGTCTCCCGGACCTCAGGGCTCAGGCCACCGAGTTCGGGACGTTCAAGGATCCCGCCCAGCCCTGGCTCCGGCCGGCGGCGGATGGGACGGCCGATGAGGCGGCATCCATCGCGATTCCCGTCCTACTGCAAGCCCTCGGGGTGGGTCTGTGAGCTTCGAGACGGAGATCATCGACACGCTCGTGAACGACGTGGGTCTTGACACCGACCACGTCCAGGCTGACACGCTCGCGCAGGGGACCACCTTCCCCGCGGTGACCTACCTCCGGATCGACACACGAAGGGTGCGCTCGCACGACGGTACCTCCCTCGTCGGTCCGCTGTTCCAGATCTCCTGCTGGGGCTCGACGCCGACGCAGGCCCGTGAACTCGCTCGAGCAGTCGTCCAGGCATGGGACGCCCGGATCGGGTTCGCCCTCGTCGAGGACGACCGCGATGTGAACGAGCCCAACCCGAAGCTCTTCCGCCGCGACGTCGACGTCCGCCTGTGGGCGGGCCTCGAGCTCGAAGAGCCCGTACTCAGCTAACCGGTCCGCAACGCCCCGCGCGGCTCCGCGTGGGGTTCCGCACGCCCCGTTCGATCAGCACGAAAGGAGAGAGCACATGACTGAGGCCATGTTGGCCCAGGGCTGGGATGTGACGTGGGGAGGCTCGCCCATCGACGAGATCACCACGTTCGACCTCGGCGTGACGACCGCGCGTCTGGACGTGACCAACCACGACTCCCCCGGTGGGTTCCGCGAGTTCATCGCCGGCTTGTTCGAGCCGCAGGAGATCACGTTCACGGCGAACCACGTCGACTCGCACTACTCGATCGAGCAGGCGCAGGGCGACTCGGACAACCCGCAGTCGCTTGTGATGACCTCACCCACGGGCGCCGTCTACACGGTGGACGCCTGGGTGTCCGGCTTCACGGTCCACGCGCCGGCCACGGGTGAGGCCGAGACCGTCGACCTGGTCTTCTCGACCACGGGTGCCCTGGTTCGCACCGGTTCCTAGCACGACCAGCACGTCTCGTTCGTCCGGTTCGACAGCACGAAGGGAGCGGCAGCATGGGTGATTTCCTGTCGAGGGAGCAGATCCTCGACGCCGACGACTACCGCACGGAAGTCGTCGATGTGCCCGAGTGGGGCGGCAAGGTCAAGGTCAAGGCGCTCACGGGAATCGAGCGTGAGCGGTACGAGGCCTCGATCGGCTACGTGAAGGGCGACCGCTGGGTCTCCAAGGGCAACGTCCAGGCGCGTCTCGTCGCGATGTGCGTGATCGACGAGGACGGCAAGCGGATGTTCACCGAGGACGACATCCAGAAGCTCTCGCGCAAGTCCTCGGCAGCGCTCAAGCGCGTGGTGGACGTCTGTCGGAAGCTCTCCGGCCTCACGGACGAGGACATGGAGTGGCTGGAGGGAAACTCCGACGGCGACCAGAGCGGGCCTTCCTCTTCTTCCTCGCCCTCGCTCTCGGTCGCACGGTCAACGAGCTCCTCCGGAGCATCTCGAGCAGGGAACTGAGCGAGTGGCAGGCGCTCGAGCGCATCTACGGGCCGCTCGTCGGACCCAGGCGCGACGATCTTCGGGCTGGGCAGGTTGCAGCAGCCGCAACGAACGCCTCCGGCGCCACGAAGCGGAACAAGCAGCCGTTCAGCGCCGAGGACTTCGAGCTGAAGTTCGGCGCGCCTCCCGAGGTCGACCCGATGGCCGCCGAGCAGGCGCTGGATCGCGTCGCGAAACCGTCCTGAACCCCCCGGCCATGCCGGGGGGCTTCGCCATGTCTGGAGCCTGATGGCGACCGTCTCCTCCCTCTTCGTGAAGATCGGGGCGGATAACCGGGGGCTCGTCGCTGGGTTGGCGCAGTCCTCCGCGGCCGTGAAGGGATTCGGTGCCTCAACGAGTGCCTCGCTCGGTCAGGCCGCTCGCTCGACACAGGGGGCGGCCTCCGGGTTCGCGAAGTTCAGCACCGGAGTCCAGAGCGGTCTGTCGCGGATCGACGGACAGGTCCGAAGCGTCATCGGGGTCGGTCTGCCGGCGGCACTCGGTTTCGCTGCGGTGGCTGCGACGAAGATGGCGCTCGACTTCGAGAACACCTTCACGCGAATCCGGTCACTGTCCAACGCATCTGCGGACGATATCGGCCGATGGCGTGACCAGGTGTTGAGCTTGTCCGGATCGACCGCACGTTCGCCGCAAGAGCTCGGCGAGGCCCTCTTCTTCCTGTCGTCGGCTGGCCTGAAGGCGAACGAGATCATGCCAGCACTTGCCGCATCAGCGCGTGCCGCGGCGACGGGCATGGGCGAGACGAGCGATGTTGCCAACATCGTGTCGTCTGCGTTGAACGCTTATGCAGACTCCGGCCTGACGGCGACCCGCGTTACAGACACGCTCGCCGCCGCGATCCGGGAAGGTCGTGCTGAACCGGATGCGTTCGCTGAGGCAATCGGTCGGGCGCTTCCGATTGCGTCTCAGGCTGGTGTGACGTTCCAGGACTTGTCGGCATCGCTCGCTGTACTGACGAACATCGGACTGGATGTTCCCGAGGCTGTTACTGCCATTCGTGGTGCCATCCAGGCTCTTGCGGCACCCGGTCCTCAGGCAGCGCAGGCGCTCGATCAACTCGGCATCTCGGCTCAGGACTTGCTCGACGCTGTCAGTGCCGACGGCCTTATCGGAGCGCTGCGTCTGTTGGATCAGCAGGCTCGCAAGAACACCACAACGCAGGCGGATTACATCGGCGTTCTGCGGAAGGTGATTCCGAACATCCGCTCGATCACGGGTGCTATCGGAATCTTGGGTCAGGATACCGACAAGGTCGACGGCATTTTCAACCGAGTCACGAACTCAACAGGTTCCCTCGGCGATGCGTTCCGCGAATGGGCGGCCGGGCCAGGCGCAGCCTTTTCGAAGGCGTTCGCGCAGATTAGGCTCTTGATGATTCGTGTTGGCGAGGTAATCCTGGCCGTGACCCGTCCGATCGCGCAGTTGCTCACGCCCGTCCTAAAAGTGGCTGCGGACAACGCGACGCTCCTGTTCACGGCTCTACTGGCGTTCACGGCTCTCCGCTTCCTCCCGACGCTGCTCACGAACATCGGGATGGCGCTCGCTGAGGCTGGCTTTGCTGAAGCAGCCGCGAAGGTCGGTACGCTCGCCGCTAACCTCGAAGCGCTCACGCCGTTCGTGGCTGCGGGGACCGCGCTCGCGGTCACGTTCGGCATCCTGGCGCACACGCTCGGCAACATTCACGCTGAGAACGTCGCGAGGGCGAGCGCCACCATTCGGAAGTTCGGATCCGACAGTGCCCGCTCTGCCGGTGCCGTCCGGACGCTGTCGCGTGAGATCGCGATCGAGAACGGCATCTCCTTCCGTTTGCCTCAGACCACGGAACGGCTCGCGGAGAACCGCGCCGAAATCCAACGCCGTATCGCTGCGCTCGATGCCCAGCACAAGGCGCAGCGAATCGCATCGACCGACCTGAACGAGTTCGGACGCCAGCTGGATGACATCCGTGGGCCGGCCAAGAACGCGACGTCGGCGCTCGACGGGCTCCAGGGTGTTGCCTCCATCACGGGGCAGTCGTTCGCGGACCTAGAGGCCGACACCCGAGCAGCCCTGGCCGCTGGTGCCAAGGATGTCGGGAAGTGGCGCGACTTCGTCGCGAGCGAGATGGGCAAGGCCGCGCAGGCGATTGACCAGTGGAAGCAGCAGACGGCCGACAGCCTCAACTTCATCGGCGTCGCCTTCGACGAACTCGCCAATCACCCTCAGGCGACGACGGAGCAGATCACCCGCTTCTTCGACGACGCACTCGAGCAGGAGCGTTCGTTCATCCAGAACATCCGCACGATCCTGCGGGACGGTACCGAGGGAGCGCGACTCCTTGTCCAGCAACTCCTTGCGGGCGGGCCAGCCGCCCAGCGACAGGCCGAGCAACTCGCCGCTGCCCCGAAGGGTGTCCGGAAGGAATGGGAGAAGACGGCGGCTCAGATGCAGTCGCTGGCCGACAAGACGGCCAACAGCCTGTCGAAGCAGATTGTCGGGACGCTCCAGGACATCCGCGGAATCCTGAAGTCGATCGCGCAGGCGTTTGGCATCGAGGTCAAGACGGATGACCACGGGAGTCGGCGCACGCTCGATCAGATCCGAGGCAAGCTCCACGACGTCACGACGCCCGATTGGGTCGTTCGTCTTGAGACCAAGGCCAACACGGCAGCGCTGACGAACCTGAAGAACCAACTTGCAGGGCTGCCTTCGCAGAAGATCATCACGATCGTCACGCAGCACCGGGACATCCATTCCCAGCACTCGGGCGGGCTCATCATGCACGCCGGTGGTGCCGTTTACCGGATGCACTCGGGCGGGCTCAAGAGCGAC